CCGGGCATCATGTCGGTCATCTCCGACATGAGCTGTTCGACCGCGACCACGTACTTCATGATCAGATCGAGACGGTCTTTCGGCGTCTTGAGCTTCTTCTCCTGCAGGTAGCGGGACTGGGCGGCTTCGTGGGCGGCTTCGAGGTCTTCCACGCCCGTGGGCGGGTCGTAGTCGCCGTCCTCGACCATCCGATCCAATGTGTCCTGGACGTAGTCCCCCGAGGCGTTGACGAGGTCCAGGAACCCGTCGATGTCGGGGACCTGCTCGAGACGCATGGACGTCTCCTTGCTGATCTTCCCCTGCGCGAACCACACGTCGATCTGCTTCTGGCGGGTGGCCATGTCCTTCGACAGCCGGCCGACGGGGAAGGGACGGAGCGAGTAGCTGTTGCGGGAGATCTGAACGTCCTCCCACTTGATCTCCTGGGTCATGCGGCCCGGCAGCCGAACGACCGGCTTGCACTGCTCGCCCGCCTCGATGAGCAGAAGGCCGATCTGGACAACGAAGTCTTCGAGGTTCTGAAGTTGGGGGAGATGGGCGGCGTCGTCGACCACTTCCGCCTTTTCGATCGCCACTCCCGACAGCTCACGGCGGGGGACACCCATCGTGGCCTGGTCGTTCATTCGGAACAGCTCTTTGATGCGGCGGATGTTGCTCTCCAGGTCGTTCGCCTGATCCGCCGGGATGCTCTCGGGGAAGATGAACTTGATGCGGTCAACCCCGCCCGTGACGTTGACGATGCCGTTCGACTTGTCGCCGAGGCTGCCGGGATTCACGTTGGCGCCGGCGTCGATGAGGATGCGCGGCCAGGCGGCCCGGCGCTTGTTCTCCCACATTGCCGCCATGGTCCGATCCACCTCGCGCTGGAGGCCCAGGGCCATCTCGGGCATGCCCATGCCGAACCAGGACGTAGAGACGCCCTTGTACGTCAGCTTGGCCAGCGGGAACGTCTTTCGGGTCCATTCCTTGTCTTCGAGGGCGAAATCACCGATGGAGAGGACATAGCGGCCTTTGATCTTCGAGCCCTTGGGCAGGCTCCACGCCTCCCGGAGAACGATCACGTTCGTGTAGTCGATGTCGTTCCCGAAGTAGAGCCCGCTCTCCGCCTTCGGGGCGTTCTCGATCGCGTCGATGGCTTCCGGGTTTGTCCCGTACGCCGCCAGCATCTCGTCGCGGTTGGCGAAGATGCGGATCGCCAGCCGTCGAGGTGAGCCGGCGTCACACTCGGACTCGTCAACGATGACCTCGTCCTGTAGGATGCGGGTCGCGCGCGGCTCCTTCGTGACCGGGTCGACGTCGATCTTGACGAACCCCGTCCCCCACGTCCTGGCGTCCTCTCCGCACTGCTCGACGATGGGCCAGAGCCCGAGGTCGAAGAAGCACGCATCCAGCCAGCGGGACAGCTTCTTGGACTTGACCCGGGCCTTGAAGTCCCCGGCGATCGGGCAGACCTGGACGAACGGCCGCTCCTTGTACACGCGGGCCGCGAGCGCATCGCTGCACTGTTGGATCACGTTGTAGCTGGGCGCCTCGAACTTCCCCCGGGCGAACAGGTTGCTGGCGCGTGACGGCCGAACCGTCGGGCTGTAGTTGAATGACGCGGGCCCGGTCGCCCGGCCGGTCATGTACCGGTAGAACGTCAGGTTGTCCCAGCGGCGCTGCCAGGCGGTGGACTCGATGTTGTTGCACCACGCGGCTAGTTGGCGTGCAACGTCCGTCTTGGGCGCCTTCCACCACATCCGGTCTTTGCTGGGGGACGGACGCTGCCGGCGGGCCTCGGCGGTCTTCTCTTTGTCGACGACGACGGGCATCAGTTCGCCTCTTCGTCTTCGAGGCTGAACTTCGCCAGGCTCAGATCAGCGACGTCGATCGGGCTGCCGTCGTCGGGGAACGGTGTTCCACTCACGAACTTGGTTGCAGGGGCTGGAGTCGAACCAACGATTGCGGGTGTATGAGGCCCACTTGGCGCCGCGCCTCCCTGCTCACGAAAGTTGACGCGGAAGCCCGCTTCGGTGACTTCCAGGCTCGCAATGTTCGCCGGGGCGTCCTTTAGCTGGGCGTAGAGGCGCTTAAGCGACGGGAGGCGACGAGCCACGCAGAACAGGGATTTTGTGGGCTATGATGGCGAGATGGAATGGCGCACGGCCCCGCACAGCTACGACAATAGCCGCCTCAACGTCGAGACTTCCGATGACGATGGAAGTTGGGCAACGCTGGTCGAAGACGTCGAGCCAGATGCAGCGAAACTGATCGCCGCCGCCCCCGACATGCTCGCTCTGCTGCGTGACATCGAGGCCGCAGCAATCGCCAGCCACAAGCATGGGGACCCGACGCCGCCCTTCATGGATCGAATCGCTGCCCTGCTTACTGGCTTGGGCGTCGCACCCTAGCGCGGTCCCCCGTAGCTGCTGTCGTCCTCGTGGCTCTCGTACCCGTACGGCGCCTGTGGTGGTCTGAAGGCGGCTCGCCATGCGTTCTCATCGAACAGGGGCGGGGAGATCTTCGGCGCCTGCTCCATCGCCTCGATGTAGGTCGGCAGGGCGTAGGTCCCTGCGTCAGCCACGTCGGGATGGATCACCGTGTCGTCCCACTCGTATTTCCCCTCGGCTCGGGCCTCCATGTCGAACTTCGCCAGCTTGAGATCGTTCTCCAGCTGGGAGCCCTTCAGGACGTGCGCCCGGCCCGTGGCCAGGAGGTCGGACATGCGGTCCACGCGCTGCTTGACCGATCCCCGGCCCTTCTTCGCCGGCTCGATTACCAGCCCGAACTCGATCAGGGCCACGTCGTCGGCGGTTGCCTGGGAGTCTGACGTGATGGCGATCGTGGTCTGGTAGTTCTTGACCAGCGCCTTGAGCGCAGCCAGCCATTGACTCTTGACCGCGTACGCACCCCGCTCGGTGACCCACTCGGCAACCTGCCAGAGTCCCACCGGGTTGTGTGAGGACCAGCCCCACATGACGGCGGCGTAGCGGTCGCTCGATGACGCGGGGTCGATGCCGATGGCGAACACGTTCACGCTGGGCGGCGGCAGGACCGCAACCAGCTTGCCGGGGGGAAGTGCCAGCCCTTCGGAAAATGGGGCTGTAATGCCTTCCCACGCGTTCCTGTGCTCGCTGTAGCGGTAGGCCGTGGCGGCGGTGGACCAGACGGGGATGCCGTCCCAGTCGCGCAGGTATTCCGGATCGCTCTCGGTGCGGCCGGTCGCGTCGAGGTAGGCGCGTTTCTCAGCTGCCGGGTCGCGGAGGTGGGGGTTGTCGGACATGGCCCACGAGTGCGCGACGTACCGGCCCGAGCGGAATTGCTCGAGCGCGAACCCGGCCTCGATGTCCGGCCACGTCCCGCAGAGAAGAAGCCGGCCGTCACCCGAGTCCGACAGCGCCGGCGGGAGGATGCGCAGGACCAGCTCGCGGAGAACCTTCGGGGTCTGGCTTTGCTGCTCGTCGATGACCGCGAGGGATAGCCTGTTGCCCAGGATGGTCTGGACGTGGCGCATGTCATCCGAGCCGCCAAACGAGCAGACCGAGCCGTTGGGGAACGTGATCTGCTGGCGAGACTTGTTGAGGACGTACGTGACGCCGTGCTTGTCGAGCAGGGGAACCACGATTTCGCGTAGGATGACGTCCCACGCGTGCATCTTGGTGAGGCCGATGTAGATGCAGTTTCGACGAGGGGCGGCCAGGGCGTAGAGGACCAGGGCGAACGCGGCGGCGGTCGTCTTGCCCGATCGACGGGAGGTGAACCAGGAGTGCCACCGCTTCGGGTTGGTGAGCAGGTCGCGGAGGGCGGCCGATTGCTTGGCGTGGCCGTTCGCCAGGATGTCGACGGTGAGGCCGCTAGGGGCGTCGTCCTCGATCAGCCCCAGAAGCTCGTCGATGCGGTCAAGGACCGGTGCCGCCACTGGCAGCCCTGCGCTGGCGCGCCTCTTCGATCATGCCGTCGAGTAGCTTCTGGGCCAGCTCTTGAATGTCCGCGTCGTTGGTCGGCTTGCGAATCAGCCCGCACACCTTGAAGAACAACTCGGCGGCCTTGATGTCGCCGGCGATCGCCTGGTCGTAGACCGCAGTCAGAAGGCCGTTGGCCCTGGGAATCTGCTCTTTCTGCAAGGCGCGCCGGAACCTGCGCTCTGCTTTGGTGAATCCGCCCGGGTTCCCGCAGCGCGGCGCAGTCTCTTTGGTCCATGCCGGGGCGAGTGCGCTATTAGCCATGGGCTACTGTCCCGCCTTCCGCCTCCCTCGGCGCCAGGAGGTCGGCCAACTGCCCCAGTCCCATCCAGGGGCGGAACCTCACCGTGTAGCCGTGGGCCTCGCACAGCTTGGGGAAGTTCCCCACACCGGGAAGCTTGGTCACAATCAGGGGGGTCACGACCTCGCCCTTCTGGATGCCGGCGTGCTTGAGGAGCGCCGAGGCGATGCCCTTCTGGCGAACGGCTTCCTTCACGTACAAGAACCCAACGCAGGCCGGGCCGTCGTGGATGACGTAGCCGAGGATTTCATCAGGATCGGCTTCCGGCGTCGCGACCAGCGTCTGGTACGTGGCCAGGACGGGCTCGACCAGGAGGTTGATCACCTCGGGCTGGAGGCCGGTGGCGTAGGCGCTGTTTCGGACGAGGGTCCGGCGCATCGAGTCCATGACGAAGGCTCGATCGGCGGGACGGAACGAGCGGATTGCGATCTGGGCGGGCATTGCTCTCTACAGGGATTTTGTGCTGGCCGAGGCGGCGCCTTTCACCCTGGAACAGCCGCGAGAAGTCGAATCCGTGGGCGGCGCAGAACCGCTGCACGGCCCACCGCACGCGCCAGCGACTGACCCGGCACTTTGCCGCTGCGTGCACCTCGTAGCCGGTGTCGACGAAGGCGATGACGAGCCGGCGGCCCCGGTAGTTCTGCGGCAGGTCGTGGGCGGCCTGCGCGAGACGCCGGAACATGACCGCCTTCGGGTCGTCGGCGATGGTGACGGCGTCTTCGATGTGATTGGCCGCGAGCGGGACGAAGGCTGGACCCCACGCCGTTCCGCCCGGGAACGTCCAGTGGCCGTTGACGCCGAGCACGCCGAGACCTTCCCGCGCTAGCCGGCGGTCCCACTCAATTTGAAGCCGACGGGCTTCCTGGGGGGTCGGCGGGTGGCGCATCCGCGGGTGCTTCGGGTGCGATGTCCGCGGGTGCTTCCTGGGCCCTCTTCGCTGCCGCTTCGGCCTCGGCCTTCTCTCGCTCGGCTTTCTTGGCTCGGCCCTGGGCGATGTTCTGCTCGACGATGCTCTTGATGCGAAGCTCGGCGCCGACCGCATCGCCACGGCGGGACGACAATTCCTCCAGATATTCGATCATCGCGGCCTGGACGGACATTTCCGATCCCAGCATGGTCGTCAGCTGACTGACAGCCCCGTCCACGAAGCCGGCCATGTCGGCGCGGGCTTGCTCGAATTCCTTCCGTTGCGCTTCGATCAGCCGCTTGACCGCCTTGACGATCGGGCTGTCATCGTAGGTGCGCCCCATTCTGCCCTCCTGTTTTGTACTATCGGACACGGATTGTAAAGCGTTGGTTTACTGTCACCCGCCCTCGGGATACAGGGTGGGGCGCCTGTCTGCCGCCGACCCCCTCAGACAGACGTGATCGCCCCGCAGACCGCAGCGTATGCAGTTCTGGGCCCCTTCCAGTGACGCCCACTTACCCCGATAGCTCTGTCCCTCCTGGGTACCGCCGCGCTCCTTCGGGAAGTCGTGACCGAGTTTTCGGGCCCGATTTCGGAGGGCGTAGACGCGTGTGATCGGGATTCCAAGGTCACGGGCCTGCTCGACGGTGTCCATGGTCTGGGAGGTTTCGATCACGCGGGCGAGCTGGGATCGGAAGGTGCTGACACGCTCGGCGTAGCCCGAGGCCGGTATGTATCGGTGGGGGCGGTTGGCGTTCCGGCAGGGGATACAGCGGGTGAAGGGGTACTCGGGGGCTAGCTGCTCCCTGCAGCGGATGCAGCGGTGTTGATCCTTGAGGCGCATGTAGTTTCGGTGGGAGCGGGCGGACGCCACCTCGAGGCTGTCATGGGGGGCCCGTCTCATCTCGCTCGCTCCCTCTGGCGGGGCCGGGTGGCAGTGGTGGCTTCGGTGGTGGTGTCTTCGAGGCCGTCAACGACGCGCCACACCTTTCCGAGGTGGACGGCGGCCTCCGTGAATATGGCGTGATGTTCTCCGGAGCAGGCGGGCCTGGGAAGGAAGCGCCAGCACGGGGCGGAGCCTACATAGACATTCCCGTCGACGTCTGTCCACCCGTTGGTATTCCGCTGCGTGAGAACGCCACGATGCCCAACGTTGCAAACTTTGCATGGCTTCACCACCACGATCATCCCCGCCTTGAGGGAGCCGAACGAGGTGACCAACTCGAGCTTTTCCCTCATCGCGCGATCACTCCCTTCCGGCTTTCGCAGTCCACGCA